ATGTTTTCATTAGTTTTATGTGTTGCTCGTATTCCCGACGTTGTAACAACGTATTGATTATGATCTACTTTGTAAGACAATTTTAGTGGTTCGTGAAACGTTAAAGTTGTACCGGACACAAATGTGACAGTGCTATCTAACGAAGACCAAACGGGCGTAAAATCAATTGAACCGGTTTGTTGTAATTTTAATTTAACGTGTGTATTGGTTGAAGGCACAAACACGGACGCAGAATAAATACCAACGATATTATTTATTCCTTGCGAATATTGTGAACCTGTAAAAAGTAATTCGTAATATCCACCAGAAATAGGCGTCAATAATTTTAACTGGACACAATTTGAACCAGTTAACGTTGACGATCCAGAAGATAAATTTTGTAATGCACCAAAGTGATAATTGTATAAAAATATGTTATTTGTGTAATCTAATTCCAGAATTTGTGAATCGTCTTGAATAGAACTATCATATCGTATTATAAGTCGTGGATGTAAATCTTCATTATAAGCATTTCTTCCAACAAAACGTTTAACAAAATATGTGCGATTATCATTATCAATATCATCATTAAACGATATACGAAAACCCTCGTCAGGAATAGATCCGTAGAGAGATGCACTTATTGCTTTTGTTACGTCAACACATAAATTTTCTTCGCCTGTTGTAAATGATTGTGTTGTAATTAAATCATTTGTATTTGACAGTGTTGTATAAAAATCACAAGCCGTCGGAACAGAACCTGACATATTTGCACCTGGTAATAACCAAGTGTTATTAGGATAAGATGCTGTTATGAAATTACAGGCATCAAGATCAGCATAACGTACAATGTCTTTTCCTCTACCTTCATCAAATGATTTTGATAAAGGACAAACTTTTATCGTAAAATTTTCTGGTGTTGGTTGACCACCATAAACATCAAAAAGAACAAGTTGCGCATTAAATAGCGGTGACGTAACATCAACTTTATTTTGTGAAATCAAAGTTCGTAATGTAGATAAGTCAAATTTAATCAATAGTCTTGTATATTCAACAACGGGTTGATTTAAACTTCCTGACGTATTTTCCCCATACAATTTATATAAGTCAAGTGTCGATGCCTTTCCAACGTTTGAATTGACGGACGCAACACCATTTATTATTTTGTTTGTAATATACGTGTCTTTTGATGCATTTAGAATTTTAAACATTATCTATATTGTAAATATATAATGTGATTTCTTTATGGATAAACTCAATTTTAAATTGCATATCCAACAATGTCAACGTCTGGATATTTCATTTCAAAAATACCACCTTCAGGAGGAAAAATAATGTCTTTTATCGTGTTTGATTGAATATCATATACACTCGAATTATACGTTCTACCATTGAAAACATTTGTAACGTTCGACACGGTCAAAGAATTTAACGATATTATACCACGTATTGATGTTATGTTATTACGAATTTCTGATAGAATCAGGGGTTGATCAATATAAAAATGTTGAACTCTAAAAAACTCTTTCAACTGTAACATTACTTGTTGTAGAACAAGAGACTTATTTAAATTTGGGTCAATTACAACTTCAAAAGTTATCTGTAAGTTTATTATTTGCGCGTCGAGTATATCAACTGCATCATTTATCATTCTATAGGGTGTTAAATACTTCACTAAATTTAATTTTAAAGAATCTGATGATAAGGTTAACATACCGTCTGAATCGCGCGAAACAACAAATAATTGTGTACTTAAAACATTGTTTGGATTTTTTCTAATTGCCGCTCGATACACACGTCCAAAATTTGATGGCATTGTAAACACTCTTGCAAGTAGATCTGGACGAGAGACTGAACGTTCTTGTGACGCGTTTGCAGAAGGTATCAAAAACTTTAATTCGTCGACAGACGGTGCATCTTCGCCATCGACGGCTTTTAATGAGTTTGAAATTTCAACAGATTGTCGTATTTGAGATGCCACAACTGAAGATGGATTATTGGGAAATTCCATTATCAAAGCTTCAATCGAACGAATTTCATTTGCTCCAACACAATGATCTAATCCACCACCATAACGATACAAAACAGTTAATTCTGTGTTTGTTGTAGCCGTTCCAAGCGTCTTTGTTTGTAACATCTTCGCTGGGTTGATCGCTTGTCTAGAAAACGTACGTCGATATTTGAAATTTATTGCAAACTCTGACGGATCTGGTATTATATCGTCTTCAACAGTATTTACATTTCCTCCACCGAAGGTAAGTGTTGATTTTCTGTTATTTAAGGCTACGTCAACAGTGAATCTGTAAGGTGCTGGTATAATTTGAATTGCTTCAGGTACATCATCGACATCGTCTCTGACGTTTGGCATATTTTTGTACACGACGTCATCTGTTAACGCTGAAACTTCATAGTATTCATTTCCGTAACTATCGTTAACAGAGATGATCTGTGTGACATCTGGATTTGTCAATGTTAACTTACGAAACGGTATAAACGTACTGTTTATTGTAAATGTATCTGTCGTTTCTTGACCAGAAACACATGTACCATTTGCGACTAAAATAAACGTTTGTATATCACCCGTACTCGTAGATTTACCTATTTTTTGTATGGCAACAAGCGTGTCATCGCTCTTTAACTTACGAAAATCTACGTCTTCGACAAGCATAAATATAGTACCGTTATCGGCAGAAAATTTTGAACCGGCTTTGATAATAGGCAACGCGGAGGTCTGGGGTTGCATCGTAAAGTTTACTTGTTCTGATGGGACTTGGATGTAAAATTGTACAACCACGTTTGCCGGTGAAGCACCAGTTATTGTGACACCAGAATTGCGCAAGTGTCTTTCGATATTGCGGTCTTCCACGGCGGTAGCTGGATCAAGTTCTTGATTAACATGATCGAGGTAAAATGCGAGATTGTCCCCAACGTTCGCAGCTATATCGACCAGGAGCCCGCCGAGCCCGTTCTCAGTGAAATCCTGAAGTGTGTTGGGATAATACCTACGTGAATATTGTACAAGTTGTGCTCTAAAGCTGTCGAAATCTCGAGCCAAGTATTTTCTTTGTCTTTGTTCTTTAATGACGGTATTTTTTAAAGCCATTTATTCTATATTCTTAAATATAGAATGTTATTTGTTATTGATCATTTTCGTCAGTTACAAATTTCCAAATAAATTTTGTTTCTAATTTATAAATTCCATTACAACATCTAGAAATAAGTGTACGATTTTCTCCGGTCTTTCCGGCTGCTTCCATGATAGATTTATAACGATTTAATTCAATTCCATTATGATCACATTGTACGACGCTTTTACCTAATTTTTTATAGTTTTTATTTGTGTTAACAATTTTTATAGATTTTGACTTTTTTGTATTACTCATTTTTTGTCTAACTTCTACTGGACGTGGAACTCCTTGTTTTGACTTACTTATTTTAAGACAAGTTTCGAACGATTTTGGCACACCTTTCATTGTTTGACTAATTTGATCTTTATGTTCTTGTGACATAGGACCATGAGGTTTACCTTTAAGACCTTTACTTATATTATTACAATGTTCAATTGTAAATTCTTTTCCTAACATTGGTTGTAAACCATATGTACCATCGCCACCTTCAGTGGAATTATATCCATTCCTGACAGAATTAAAATTGTTAATACAATAAATTTCGTACGCTTTAGCAAAGAAAGCAGTATCAAATATTTCTAGTATTTCTAATGTCCAATTTTCTTTTCCATATTCATTTATTGCATTACAAAATTTATTACTTTTTGTAATGTCTCCTCTACAATGTCCATTCCATCTTTGTTTAACGGTCAAATACGTAAATCCCACATAACATAATCCAGTTACTTTACACGTAATTTTGTAAACAATATACCCGTTTTTCTTACGCATAAAATTTACGTAATCTTTTCGCCAAAGAAGGGGATAAACCATTTCGTTCGTAATCTTGCTTACGTAAGTTTTACAAAATAGTTTGTCAGAAAATTTAATTCGCTTATTTTGATATGACATCAATTGATAATATCATATAACCAAATCTAACTACACACTACGGAACATAAAGAACTACTTCTAACAACGCGTCTTTAATTCCTAAATTTTGAACATCATACGTAATCATTAGTTTTATTGCGTTAATCTTACCATTCGTTTTTGTTTTGTCTATACTAGAAACAAATGAATTTAACGAAACGTATGGCATCCAAAGTCCGACAGCAGACGAAATTCGAGACGTAGCCGATGCATCGAAATCATCAAGACTCGTATACTCAGTCAAAAGAGGACGTAGATTTGCGCCATAATTATATAAACAAAGACGTTCACCATAATTTGTAAGAATAAGATTTCGTAAATTATCCGCCACCTGATCTTTTATAGAATAAGAAACTTCGAATATGTATTTTGTCCCTTCGCGTAATGGTGTTTTAATTCCGAAAGGTTGAGGTGATGTTGGTACACTATTTGCGTTGTTCGTAAGTTGTTCTGACGTTTTACCAACGTTTCGAAAATTAAAATTTCCCATATTAATAAATATTGAAGAAAAAATTTAACTATTCTCTATAATTTTCTCGCTATCAATGACAGCCAAAATAGGTCTTAGTTTGCTTACACTGTTACTATCGTTCTGTGGTCCTGCAAAAGGTGTGTTAACATATGATCCTTCTGATTTTATTGCAAATTTATACGTCGTACTAACAATAAGTGATCCATAAAACGAACCGTCTGCTGTCGGATTATCTTCATCAAGAGCGCCGCCACCTATACCTTCAAGTTTGGCTCCCATTTCACCATCAAAGTCTTCAAGAACAAGTTCGGCGTGAAATGGATAAGGAGGTCCATCTTTGTCGCCGACGATTATAAAATCTCCTTTTTTGAAGGGCGGCAAAATTTTATCACCTTTTGTTCTATCAAAAAGTATCGCATTTCGTCTTCTAGCTATCGATATAAGACCACTTAATGCACTACCTGCAACATATTCTTTTGTAAAGAAGTTATCTTCTCCGGCACCACCCGCTATAAGACAACCACGAACGAATACACCACATGAAGACACCATTTTTGCCATTGCAAGCGCTTTTGGTTTAGGACTTCCCGCTTTTCCTTTTTTCCCATTATCGTCTTTATCTTGATAGTTGCCAAGATCACCATGAGAATCATCATTCTTATAAACCATTTCTGGAAAAAGAGCCGTTGTATATTTTATGGTGTCTGATGAGTAACTTACGCCGTCAAGTTTTTTAGCAAATTTAATTATTTTGTCTCTAATTGGTGACGAAGCTCCTTCGTTTTCAGGAGGAGGTGGAGTATAACCAAATTCTTTACCGAGAGCGCCGGTTGCACCACCAGACGCTGATCCTAACGTAAGACCGACTACGTCGATTACGATGCATTCGACCATTTTCACTGCGAGAACTTTGTGGAGAGCAATTTGTAATGTTGGGTTTGGCCCGTTCGCGGGTGGAAGAATTTTAAGAATATTTCCACAGAGAGCAGAAAATTTTAATGCAAACATCGGGAAAAGAGCCGTTGGCAATAACAATTTAGGAATTTCAAGTGGTATTGTTAAAAATGCTTTATACATCAACAATAATTCAGGTAACATTAATGCAGGATATGGAAGTTCTAGACCAGGAAGCGGAAACTCAGGAGGAAAAGGTTGAGGCGGAATTCCAATTGAAGGAAGTTTTGCCATCAAATCAGGTAAGTCGAGTGGTGTAAGTTCAAGCTTAAGAAGAAGCGCGGGAAGATTTAATAATAGATTTGGAAATTCACTAAACTTCACGGGCGGAATTTTTAAGTCGAGTTTTAGAGCGAGAGCGAGCGGATCGAACGCTATGGGAACGAAGGGCTGTTGAGATTGTAGATTAAGTTTGCTTGCCACATCAAAAAACTTCGTAACACAATTTGTTTCGAAATCTGGAAACTTTTTAGTGTCGTGCAAATCAGGAACTGGAAAATTTAATGGTAACGGAGGAATCTCTGCACCACACGGACGAAAAAATGGAGGATCAAATCCAGAGCCTAGACGCATTGCATCCATTACGTCTTGTGTGAAGCGATATTTGGCAACTTTCGTAAGCGCTTTAGCACCGGGCTCAAGAATTCCCGCGTCTTCAAGGGTGAATGTCACGATTTTACCAACATTCGGTTAAGAAACTGTGCTTGACCCTTCACTTGTGTACATAACGAACCTCCCATCGTGGTTACCGGTGATGGTCCTGTAACTTTACCTGTTTTTCTATCAAGAATACATGGTAAATCACTTCCCATCACACCCATATTTGCATCTTCGCCCCCAAAAAGCATCGCACCCTCGGCTCCCGGTTTGATCACTATATCACCGTTTGCTTTGATCGCCAACGAAGCCCATTTCGAAACATCATCGCTTTCGGTCATGTTTCCATCAACATCACGTTCAAACGAAGTTACATAGAACACAAGATCACTTCTCGCGATTATTCGCACCTTATCAGACTTAAATACTATTGCACCGTCTCCCGAATTGCTTGAATTTAACGTCGATTCATCGGCGCCTCGATCAGAGACTTTGCCACCTACGGTTTCATCTTGTAGATAAACATCGTTAAATTTGTTTAAACCAAAATTGACATCAACGAGTGTCTTACCCGCTATAAGCACTCGAGATCTATCATTTATATAGTCTATATCACCTTCGTTGTCTACAAGTTCATTAGGAGACTTTGCAAGTTCTTCTCGTTCTAATGTATTTTTTATTT